CATTATCGTATTCGTATGTTCCTTCAATTCTCATAGTAGTTCACTTAAAATAGTTAGTAATTGAAAAGTCAAATAAGCAAAAGACAAAGCAAAGAATGTCCATTGAATCTTCATAAATAATTTAGCAAGTCGTTTCATAGTAGTAGATTTAAAAGGGGCATTGCTGCCCCCTTATTGGTTTTACTTTTTTAGATTGTTTTAAATAACTTGTGAAATTCTGATTTAGTGTAGTAAAAAACATCTCCAGTATTGACGTGTGTTACTTGTATTAATCCATTTTTACCTTCTCCAGTTAAATGATACATAAGCATATCTTTTGATGTTCCAAGTCTTACTTTTCCAACGTATAATAAGTTTTCCATAATTAATAGATTTAGTGTTAAACATACCCAAAGATAAACATTATTTTCTAATCAACAAAAAAGTTAATTATTTTAATATTTAAAATCTGTGTGTGGTGTGGCAAATTCTACAATAGATGCCAAGCGTTCAGGTAGTAGGTATACTTCTTTGTCCTTGCGTTCATTAGACCACATAGTAGTAGTAGGACATCTTATAGTTTCAACTTCAGGAATCTTAATATCATTAAGCCAATAGATATAAGTTCCTTTAGGGTCACTCACATAGTAAAGCTTAACCACATCTTCAGGTAAAGACATCAACTTGTCGTATTTGTACTTCTCAAGCATCTTGTCTTTGTAGTATTTCTTTCTTACTTTAATTTCTATAACGCACTTATTACCTTTTGGTGTAGTGCCTATTAAATCGTAAAAGGTGTTTTCTTCACCTACCCAGTCTAATCTAAAGTCTAAAAATCCATTTAACCATAAGCAAATAGTTTTCTCGTATTTATCCGTATCATCCTTTGTCATAAAGTTCGTTTATCTCGTTAATTCTTTGTTGCCATACCTTTGGACTGCATCCACAATTTACAATTATACGTTTATTTAATTCCTCTGCGAATATCTTTACTATTAATTCTCTATCCGCTTTGGTTAGATCGTTGCTTTTAACTGCTCTAAATTCTGTCCAATAGTCATAATTCTCTTGATTCATTTTCTAAAGATTTTAATGTTGTCTAACTTTTCTTTTCTTTTGTCACATCCGCAATCTTCCCCCCATATTTTTTTTACGATCCAAGCTATTCCTGTAAGCTTAAATATCTTCTCTAATATTGTTCCCAGTTTCATAATTATGTTTTATTTCGTTCTTTATTATCTTAACGGTGTTGTAAAGCGAATAATAGCTTATTGTGGTTTCTCTGGATAGTTCCGCAATACTTTTACCCTCTATAAATACTTCGTTAAATACACAAGCGTTATAGATGTTTTTTAAGTTCTGTGTGTTGTCTAAATCTAACTCATCTAAATTGTGATCATTTAACCACTTGGTAATGTGTTCGCTTTTTGTATTGTCTATTTCAAAGTATTCTTCATCTTCTAAAGCAGGTAAATCTTCTGTAAACCAAAACCGTTTTTCTTTTTTCTTTAGGTCAAATACCATATTCCTTAAAACCAAATAGACGAAATAGAAATTAATCTTTTCGCCTATCATAATATCCTTATCGTAATCGTGCATTTTTAAGTAAAATTCCTGCACTATGTCTTTTGCAGTATCAGTATTTACCGTAAAACTAATTACATACGCTAACCATAAGTCGTGATGTCGTGATAAAATTTGAAGCATTATAGGTCAAGTTCAATCGTTAATAATAATAAGTACAGCTTCAAAGTTTGATAAGGAAATTCTTCTGTGGGGTACAGAACTTCCCATCCCAAACACACCCTTTGGTGTGGTAAACTAAATATAAATCTTAATTCCCAGTCCATAGTTATAATCCGCAATAACCACTATCGCATTCGTTAAAGTCATCATCAAACAATTCAAATTGTGAATTCCATTTTTTTACATCGTCATATAATACATCGCTACGCCAAGAAGCACCATTAATACTTTCTCTTTCTCGCTTGGCAAACCATTCAAGTTTATTAGGATGTTTGTCAAACATCTTTCTTAATAGTAAAGGTGTTTTATGAAAACAACCTACGCAGTTATTCATCCAAGCAAATCTTACTGGTTTATCCTTCCAATATTCCTCTACTTGGTCTTTTCTTATATTGTCTTGAATAAGTGGGAAAGATGGTTTTCTATACGGAACATCTACCCATTTGTTTCTCCCATCTGGATGTTTTTCAAAAGTTGCCTTATAAATATCTAATCCATCTTCATTGCATCGTTCAAGCATATTATTTGCTCTGCGTGTTTCATTCGCTCTAAATCCTATTCTTGTTTCTGTTGGTTCTCCGATATTTTCTGCCCACCAATAAAACATTGGTTCTATTTTCATTTCAACAGTACAGAATCTTTGGACTTTATTAGGCAAGTAAACCTTGTCTTTTCTTGTAGTTATTTCATCAAAAGTCCTACCACTTACCCAAGTTATTTTTCTGCCTATATATTGCTCTAAATCAAATATCGTGTAAATGATGGTATCATCTTCTAATGTACCGATAAATTCCTTTCCTATCCTATCGCTAACTTCTTGTCTTAACTTTTTATCTGGGAACAAACAATTCTTATCGTCAGTTCTAACTAATGCAAAAACATCATAGTCAGCAGGATAATTAGCTGCTATGTAACTTGATGTCTTACCCCCACTTAAACTATTTACTGTTTTCACGCTTTTCTTAAGTTAGCCTGTGCAAATTTTGTTTCTTTCTTGTTTCGTAAGACTTTCTCTAAAATGTTTTCTCCATCTATTTCAAAGCCTACATTATTCTTTAAAGATGTTAATCTTATTGGTGCATCCATTGGCGTAGGTCTACCACCAGATTCTGTTTCTTTTATTTTAGAAACTATCATTTGTGTTTGATTCCATAAATTTGGATGGCTTTTATAACGATGAAAAATTAAGAATGAATCACTTCGGTTAATGAACTTCGCCCCTCCTTCAACATCACCTGAACTTGGTGGCATTGGATAGCCCCCAAATTCGTGTCCTATTGGATGCTTCATTCTAATAGCACTTGTTACTGCGTGAACATTTAACCAAAGACTAATGTCATTTCTTTTACAGAACTGTCTTAATTCAGTCATTGCTTGGTAGTCGTAACTATGTCCATCTATTGTCTTTGACATTTCAGCATCTTTAATTAAACTATTGTAAGGGTCAATTAACATACCTTGATAGTCCCAAGCTGCTTTGTAGCTTTCCCCTAATTTAATCAAATCCTTGTAAGTGTAAAGTTTTTCAGGACTTATAAATTTAAAGAACTTACCCACTACATCTGCTGCGTATTTGTAAGCTTCTTCTGACATCTTATTAATTGGTTCTGCTAACATATATTCCATTAGTTTCCGAATAATAGAATAAGGTTCATTCTCACTTGAAAAAACCACCCACCGAATATTATGTCGTAAAGAATATAAAAGCATCAAATATAAAGCCATAGAAGTTTTACCCACATTGGCTTGTCCTAGTATTACATTAAAATTAGCTTTCTTAAAACGAAAAAATTCATCTATTTCAGGTATTCCTAACTTATAACCTTCTTGTATTTCACCCTTTCTTATTTTGTTCAGGTGTTGCAGTTCTTTTGTGTAGTCAATTAGCATAGTGTAGTGTTTTAGTAAATATAAAAAAAAAAGGGGCATTTAGCCCCCTTCTTTAAAATGGCATATCATCTTCTCTGTCTGGTTGTTGATCCGATGAAGTTAGTTCTTTTGCAGTAAATACTTTCCAAGCATCTAAAGAAGTGTAGTATCTTCCTTCGTATTCACGACAATTCACATTGAAGCTGACATCTACTTCTTTACCTTCTTTGTTGTACTTTAAGAAGTCATCTACTTTCTCAAGACCGAAAACATCAAAGCAAAATAAGTTGTTATACTTTGCCCCATTGTCTAATAAGAATGATAATTTCTTCCATTCTCCTTTAGCAGTCTTTCCAGTTTGTACGTTGTTAATTTTGGTAATCTTACCTCTTACTTTTAAATCCATTTTTAAATATTTAAAATTAATCTTCTGTATAAAATTCTGTGTGTTCTTTGCACTTACTACAAATGTCTGATTCATCAAACCATCTTGTAGCATCGCAGCATTTGCTTAATTCCATTATTCTTCTATTAAATTCATTACAAATAAACGAAGATAGCAATAACATTCAGAAATACTACCTTCAAACAAGGATTCACCTCTATCGTCTACGACTTGGTAATGTCCTTTA